ATTAGTGAACCATGATGGAAGTGCTGCAAAATGTTCAAAGAAAATATTTACTTTGTCCATAGCTGCTGGATCATCTGACCATACTGCCCAAGCCAAAATTATAATTGGGAAACTTAAAATTAAAAGACAAAATTCATCCTTGTAATCGTTTTGTCTAGCTTCTAAAAGTTTGCCTTGATAACTTTCCTCACCTCTAGCTTGTCTTTCTGCATGAAGTAATTGAGCTTCAGACATAGCCATTTTGCTTTTTTGTTTATTAGCATATATTTTTGAACCTGCCTGTAAGGCAATTTTAAACGCACTTAACCACATAATGTTCTCCTATAATTTTGCTGACTGCATTTTTTTAGAAAGTTTATTTGCTCTGTTAGGTGTTTGTTTTGCCCATAAAGAGTCTAGCATTTGGAAAGCAGCTTCCCCATAATCTTCATTATCAAGAGCCTTAAACATATTCTTAAATTTGCCAACACCACCCTCACCGATTTGGTACACCATGTTAATAATAACTTCTTTAGCTGTATTATTAATTGGTCTGTCAGCAATTAATCTTTCTGCTGCATCTAATGTTCTTTGAAAATCTTTTTCAAAAACAGTTTCACCCTCTGCTTTTGTATATTCTATTCCATGTTCATAATCATCTTCAGGTAAAACTTTATGTCCATAAAATATAGTATCAAATCCCTCTGAGCATTTATAAATTTTATTTACATAACCCTCACAGGCTTTTATTTCTTCTTTAACTTCTTCGTACATATACAATCCTCACAATTACAAACATCACCATCCCAATGATGCAGATGAAACTCTGCTGAACAATGACATTGACAATGACAATCTTTACACTTTTTTTTTCTTCTTGGTTTTGGTTTTGGATAATCAAAAGTTAATACTTCATTTAACTTTTCATTAAGTTTATCAAACCATCCAAATATATTCCCTAATAATCTATCTATCATTCAACAATCAGTTTCTTAATTGAGAATGAGCCATCTATATTTTTTTCTAATTCTGCTTTTGTTTTAATACATCTGTATTCAATATTATCAGATACCTGTCTTGTAGCTTTTCTTTTACCAGATAAACAAGTGCTTAAATCTGGTTGTAATCTTGCTTCTTTAATTTCGTTATTGACCAGGAGTAATAAAGCTATGACCATCTGTTCCATTAATGATTCCCATTAGCTCTAACTTTATCTTTTAGATCCTCTAAATTTTCTTTAATTTTTTCAATGTCTTTCATAGCATAATTAATATTGACATTGTTGTTTCTCATTGTTTCCATTTCTTTTTGTATATTTTCTACTTGTGATGCTATGTGTTCTAGCAACATAAACTGCTCCTGGTCAGTAGGTAATTGTTGGCTTTTTTTTAATAGATCAGCTTCAAATAATTCTCTGCTTGTCTCCAGGCTACCAATCCTATTTTCTAATTCAAAGAAGCTAATCGTTGCAACAACTGCACCAGCTACTATCATTAAAAGATTCTTTGCAGGTAATTGTATTCCTGTATTTTCTGATAGCTTTATATTTTTCATTAATAGTTACTTGGGTTGCCAAATATTGCTAACAATACAAATAGTATTATTAGAACACCTGTGAAATAGTAATTCATAGTTAGCTCCCTAATCGTTGCCATGATCTACCATGATAATTTTAATTCCTAATTTTTTTTGTTTGGCAGTAGGTGATCGCCAAATTTTTCTTCTGTAAGATTTTACATTCTTACGAAATGTATTAGTTTTTATGTCTAGTAATTTAATAATTCCATCAGGAGATACAGCTACTAAATCAAATGGACATTGTGGATCACAAGCTTTTGCTACCCAATAACCTTGTCTAGTTAAATTAACTATTTCTTGGTATTCTCCGATAGTGCCTTTGATATGTGTACTTAATTTAATAGGTTTGACACCAGGCTTAATAGACTGCTTAAACTTATGGTTAGTATTACCCATGCAATTTTTTTTATGTTTTTTATTTCCAAGTCCAAATGGTGTAAGTGATTGTTTGTAATAGTTTCTAACTTTTGATTTATAAGTCTAGTTTCACCTTGTAATTTAATTATATCAATTGAGTTTTTTTGAGATTGAGTTGCCATTACATTTCTCCAGTACCAATTGTTAAAGCTCTTACATATCCAATTGCTGCATTTGTGTCTTTCCAATTTTTAGCAAGATCAATTAAACCATCTATACCCTCATCAGATAATAATTTTTTTGAAAATAACTCTGCATTTTTACTATAAGTTCTTTGTTGAAAATATTTACCAATGCCAGTTATACCTGGTAGACCCTCAAGAATTTTTGTAGCTTTATTATCACCCATTCTTTCTTGCATCATAGCTCTTTGTGCAGTTGGTGATCCAGATTTAGCATACATTCCAGAAGATTTTAAAACATCACTAAAGCTTTCTATTGCTTTTTTCATGTCTTGTCTTGATCCTGTATAACCTCTATTTTTTGCAACTTGAAAAAACATTTCTACAACATTTTCTTTTGATTGAGGATTACCAACAAGTGCTTTATTAAATACAGATCCTATATTTAAACCTTGTGTTAAATTATCTGCTTGTGCTTTAATAAAAGCATTTTCAAAATAACCAGACATAATTTTTGTCCAAGCATTTTTATCTTGTGTTTTATTAAAACTTTTAGCAAGTTTTCTAACATCTAATGGAGTTAATTTATCTGAATAAAATAATCTATATAATTTACCTACAGTATCATTGTCATCTGTCCATTTAGCATTTTCAATACTTTTAAATACTTTTGTTTTTTCAAAAGGTGCTACATAATTTTTTGTAAAATCTTTATATTTAGTTTGTGCAACTTTCCAATTAGGATTTGTAGCAAGTAAAGAATCTATTTCATTTGCAATTTCTTGATAAGATTTTTGTGCAAATCTTTCAGATTGGTTTAAACCACTTTTTGATGCTTTATCACTTAATGAAAAACCTAAATCTCTTACATCTTTATAAACATTTTGTAAGTTAGCACCATTACCCTGACTAGCTTGAAGTCTTTCTATAAAACCATTTAATGCACCTGATGTAGATTTATCAACTGCTTTTGTTTCAATTTTAGCAATATTTGCAACTATGTTATCTATATCTACTTGATTAAAAAATGACTCTTTTAATTTATTACCACCTGATAATTCCCATAATCTTTGTCTATTAGCTTGTAATAAAGCAGCAGATTTTTTTAAAGTTTTATCTATACCTGTGTTATTAATTTTTGCTGACTTTGTTATTAAACCATTTTCTTTACCAAAATTTAAAATAAAAGTTTTTAATTGATCTGGTCTAGTTGCGTAATAATCATCAGAAATCTTTGCTCCAACTTGGGATGTAAAGACATCTGCTTCCATTTGTTGGACAGCTTTGCTGCCAGTCGTTTCACCAACTGTTAAATTTAAACCTCTGTCTTTTGCAAATTTTTGTATCTCATTACTTTTTTGTATTACTTTTTCACTTGGTAAAACATTTTTTGCAAGTCCTGCAACATTACCTCTTGATAATGCAAATAAGTCAGCAGCTAAATTTACACCAACTCCAACACCAGTTCCTACACCCTCACTACCAGTTAATTGTTCTGTTCCTTGAGCTACGACTCCAGAGCCAAAACCAGTTCCTGCAAACAAAGCTCTTGCTTTTGTACCTTTAGCTAAAATACCACCTGGTGCAGCAAACTCACCAGCAGTTTCTAAATATTGACCAGGTAAAGTTTTTGGTTGGTAAGTTAAAAGATTATCTCTAATTACTTTACCAGGTTCTATTCTCATTAAATTATTATCAAATTCTCTGGCTTTTTTTACTGTGTCCATACCAAAGATAGCTCTACCAAAAGTATTATCCATAACAAAATTAAAACCATCTTGAATAGTTTGTGGTAAATCAATTAAGTAAGTAACACCTTTAGCAGCTCCTTGTGCCAAACTAATTGCACTATCAATAGCTGTATCTGTTTTTGATGAAACAGATTCATTTGTTTTAGTTTCTTTTTCATCAAGACCAGCAAAAGATTTAAAATTAAATTGTTTTTCTTCTTTTTCTTCTTGTGTGCCAGAATTGACAAAACTTTTAAAATTATATTTTGCCATATTATTTTACAAATGTTTCCCAATTACCTTTTCCAAAAGTTTGGTTTAATTGAAATATTATTTTTTCATCATCATATTCAAGACTTAAAAGTGATGATGTTATAGATTGTACTTGTTCTTTAGTTGGTTTAATTTGATTGTTTAATAAATATTCTTTGTATTTTCCAGTTGGCTCACCTTTTTCATTTCTAGTTTCTTTAAATCCTGTTTCTATAAATTTTTTATTTCTTTCTATAATTTGTTGTGTAAGCTCTTTTTGTAATTTTACTTTTGCTTTATATACTTGTGGAGCATCATTAATGTTAGGTACAGATTGTTCTAGGAAAGAAATCTCTTTTTCACCAGCAGCTACACCAGTAATTTCTTTTCTATAAGCATTGAAGAATTGTTGGTTAGCAGCTTCCCATTTACCTTTTCTAACCATAAAGTTTTCTAATCCACCTGGTATTTCTTGACCTGCTTTTGCAAATGCTTCAGCTACAAATCCTTTACCTTTACCTAAATAAGTTAAAAATTCAGGTTCATAAAGATTATCCATAATATCTAAAGTGTCATAAATTTGTGAAGCACCCATTATTTTTTTTTCAGCAGAAGTTGTTCCTGATTTACTTAAATCACCAATGTTGCCACCTTGAACACTTTGGGTAAATTTAGTGTAACCATTATCAGTTAAACTTGTTGCTTTTGCTAAACCACTTTTTGTTGAAGTATTTATTGTTTGTATATCATTACCTTTTTTAAAAGTTTCAAATGTAGGTTTAGATGCTTTTGCAAAAACATTTGTTTCTAACCATTTTGCAGGAGCTATTTTAAAAGCAGCTTTTTGATTTTCTGGTACTTGATCTGCGTATTGATCAATCAGTTGTCTTTTTTCTTCTTCATCTTCCATATTTTTAAATAAAGAAGCTGTTTTCATACCTTGCAATAAACTTGGTAAAGCTTGATTAGGATTACCACCTGATAGTCCAGATGTTAATAATCCTATTCCACCTAAAACTTCTGGTGAGTATAATAAACCTTTATATTTAGATTCTGCCATTAGATTAATCCCTGTTCGTTTAAGTAGTTATAAAAAACATTACTATTGTTCA